TGAATTTTGTTGAGATAGTTGATGATACACCAGCTCTGTGGGCTAAACGTAGAGCATATGGTGAACTGAATACATGTAAAGAAATTATAGATTACTTTGAAAGTGTTCCAAACAAAAGTAATGGCGGACTTCCTTTCTTTAATAAGAAGCGCCAAAAGATTTGTGTAACAAAATCATTTAACTTTGGTGATAACAATCCTATCAATGCAAGCCTCTACACTTTTATAAAAAACTCGTTATCTAAATACTGCAACAAGTATGACTATCTTAATAAATTAAATACAAGTTCTTATTGGAGATTGTGTCCTGTATACAATTTACAAAAGTATGAAGAAGGGGAAGGTTTCTTTTCTTTGCACAACGAACAGTCTGGATCTTATCCATATCGGTTACTTGCATGGATGGTTTATCTTAATGACGCAACGTCAGGCACAGAGTTTCCATATCAAGAAATGACCGTAACACCTAAAGAAGGCAGAACCGTTATCTGGCCCGCAGGGTGGACACACCCACACAAAGGCGTAACACCAAACAAAGGTACTAAGTATATTGCGACAGGTTGGTTTTATACACTACCAATGGGTGAACCTAAGTTTGATGGCAGACATCCAGACGAGGAAAAGATAACGGAGATATTAGTATGAGCGCACTGTCTAAGTTAGTTGGCAAACCTAAGCCATGGGATTGGTTTAGTGGGAGGTATCCTGTTAAGGTAAAACAAGTAAACCCACCTGCAAGTTTTACCAAAACAATTAAAGAAAATATTCTTGAATCGGGAGATGCGTTACAAGGACGCACAGCTGCTAAATGTTTGATGACTAAGTGGAACATGCACGATGACTATCTAACTTTTCGTATGGTAGGAGAGGAAGCAATTGAAGTTGCAAACCTATGTCCACTTGCAAAACGAACTAAACCAGATGGAAGTCCAGATGACATTCCTCTTTACATAAAAGAAAGCTGGGGATTAGTATACGGCAAAGATCACACTTGTGAAGAACACAATCATTGGCCTTCTCTTTGGTCTTATACCTATTGTGTAGAAGCATGTAAAGAGTGTTCGCCATTAATATTCAACGATAGTGATGAGCGTGATGATGAGGGTACTCCACTTCACACATTTCCAGAAACAGGACAACTGATTGTTTTTCCAGCATGGTTAAATCATTCTGTTCCAAAACAAGAATGTGAACACACACGAATTATGGTTGCAGGAAACTTAAATGTTAAGTAGTTTTGTTAGAGGATTTGAAAACGCACTAACAGACAAAGAATGTGATAACCTTATAGAATGGTTTGAACGTGATGATCATATTGGCAAGACTACGATTGCAAATCGTATTACACGCAAAGATAAACAAATGTGGATGGACGAAAAAGATTTACTTTATTCATCTATTCAAAGAGTGAAGATGGATATGTTGCAAGAATATCTTATAGATTTTCCTTGTGTATATCGTGGAGCAAGAAGTCTCGTATCACCAGAAACTAAAGTACAAAGGACAATGCCTATGGGTGGTGGGTTTCATAATTTTCACTCAGAAAATTCTCACTGTGCAGATGCAAACAGAGCTCTTGTCTGGACAATCTATTTGAATGACATGCCAACTGGTGAGGGTGAAACAGAGTTTCTATATGAGAAAATAAGAATACAACCAAAGAAAGGAATGGGTGTTATATTTCCATCTGCTTGGATGTATCAACATCGTGGCAATCCTGTACACACTCACGGCAAGTATATAACAACAGGTTGGTATTGGTATCCTCAAGAGAAGTCTATAGTATCATGAGTCTGTTGAAGTCACTTGCGAATAGTTTGAATGAAGAGAAGGAAGTAGAGGTAAAAAAACAACGTCAACTTGCTACCAATCCAGCTTCGGTTTCATTTACTTCTAATCTTCCTATTATCAAATCTGTTGTTCCCAAATCAAGTGCGACAAAAGAGTTAATAGATTTTTGTCATAACTTTAAAGATATACAAAACAAAAAAACTAATGTCCAAGCAAGTATGAGTTCTTGGTTTATGCACGAACACAATTCAGAGTTTATGAAACTGTGTGACTACGCAGTACATCTTGGAACAGAGAACTCACCTAGCAAAGTTGAGTTGATGCCGTATGACTGCTGGGTTGCAAGTTATTCAAAAGGTGATTGGACAAAACCACATGACCATTGGCCTGCTATTTGGAGTTGGGTATACAATGTTGATTGTTGTGAATCATGTGCGCCGTTAGTGTTTCCAGATGCTAAACAAGAAGTTGTTCCTAAGAAAAATACAATGATAATGTTTTCCGGCTGGGTAAAACATTCTGTACCCAAACATCAATGCGACCACGAAAGAATTGTCATTGCCGGCAATCTAGGTCTTAATCCTTATTGGATGACTGAACGTCATAAAACTAGTGGTCAAGAAGTTGCGAAGAAATACGAACTGATTGCCAAAACTGTTTACAATAATATTCAAGAACCAAAATAATCTTTTTCATACAATCCTTATAAATAGTAAAAACTATTAGTAAAGGGTTATTATGGCAGAACAAGGTTATTTTATGGGTCAAGACGGATTCGTCTGGTTCGTAGGTGTTGTAGAAGATAGAAACGATCCAGATCAACTTGGACGAGTTAAAGTTAGGTGTTTGGGTTTTCACACAGATGATCTTCTGGAGATTCCAACTTTAGACTTGCCTTGGGCTCATGTCATGCACCCTGTCACAGATGCTGCTATGCATGGTCTTGGTAACTCTCCATCTTTTCTTGTTGAGGGTAGTTGGGTAATTGGTTTCTTTAGAGATGCAGTTGAAAAACAACAACCAGTAATTATTGGCTCTTTGCCAGGCACACCCTCAGCAGCTGCTGACCCTCAAGTTGGATTTAACGATCCACGTTCACCAATAAGTCCACAAACAGAATATCTTGGACACCCTATCTATGGTTCATATCCTGCTGACGGAGAATTTTACACTACTAAATCTGGTCACGAAGCAGGAGAACCTGATACTAGTAGACTAGGAAGAGGCAGAGCATCAGAGTCACACAACTCTCTTTTAGCACGAAGGCGCAATCGTTTGCGTGGCGACCCAACAATTGTTGATCCTACAGTTGGAGTTGACGATGACACTGAAGTTGAATTTGAACCCAACCGTGTATACCCAGCTGGTCAAGAACCCGAACAACCAAAGGGAACAGGTGTTCCTACTGCAACACAACCGTATCTTTTAGCTACATCTGATTTTGCAGTTCAAGAGGAACGTAGTTTCTGGGACGAACCACAACCCAAGTCAGTTCAAAAAGATGAGAACCCATACATCTCTGCTGCTTATCCATACAACCATGTTTTCGAAAGTGAAGCTGGACACATAAAAGAAATAGATGATTCGCCAGGCGCTGAACGATTGTTTACACAACACAGCGCAGGCACGTTTGAAGAAATACATCCAGACGGTTCAAAGGTTGTAAAAATTGTTGGCGACAACTATGAGATTGTTGTTGGAAAGTCTCAGATACTTATACAAGGTGATGTTAATATTACAACACTTGGAACAGTACGAGAACTTATAAAAGGAGACTACCACCTTGAGGTAGAAGGCAATTACACACAGAAGATACACAAGAACCATAGAGTTAAAGTTGGAGCTGGAACGGGTGGTGGTAATCGTGAAGAAGAAATTAACGGCAACCATTCTTTTCAGATAATGAACAACGTCAAAGGCAGAGTCAAAGAAGATGTGGATATTGTCATTGATAAAAATGAAACTAGAATTGTGAACGGAACAAGTACTCTTAATATTGTTGATGACTATGCAATAACATCTCTTAAAAGTATAGACTTAATAGCATCAGACCATTTATCAGCAACTACTGTTTCTGGAATTATGTCTTATAAGTCTGGTGGAAAATTAAATATGAAGTCAGCAAATGTCATGACAATTAATTCTGAAAATAATTATAATCTTAAAGTTGCAAATATTGCTAATGTTGATTACAATGGAGATGCACACATTAGATATGATGATGACTATTATAAACATATTGGTGAAGATACTTTTGTATTCGAAGCCACTGGTAAAGTTAATCATACTAATGCGGTATCTGCAACAAGAACAAGTAGTGCTGATACCACTTCAACAACAGTTAATAATCAGTAGGGGATAGGCGTGGCAGATTTTAAAACACCAAGTTTAGCAGGCGCAAGTCCAGAATTTAATGAAGTTCTTGGCAAGTTTGATTCTATAAAGGGTGAAGTTGTTGCTGGACTTGAACTAGATGCGTCTGCTCTTGCAGCTACATTGAACACTTCTGTTTTAGGAGATTTAACATCTAAACTTAAAAATTTAGTTCCCGAACTTCCAGAGTTACCAAATGTAAATTTGCAATCAGAGATGTCCTCGCTTCTTGATATCGATCAAGGAACTTTAGCAGGGCAATTAGAGTTTGCAACAAAGCAAGCAGAATTAAAAACAAAGTTTGGAGAAGGACTTACTGCTGGTGGTTTTGATTTGGACACTTTGGTTACTAGTGCTGAATCAGCACAAACAGCTGCATTAACTGCAACTTCAAATCTTACCTCTGCAACTTCAACATTAGCTAGTGCAAAAGAAACCGCAACCTCTTCTTTGGATACTGCGTTTGATGCTTCTTTAAAATACGATAGAAGTAATATTCCAAATCCAACAGCAATAGTTAATGATTTGACTAATGCATCCAGTAGTGCAATTTCTGCTATATCAGCTGAAGGTGTTGCAACTAGTGCTCTTGCAGATGCAAAAGGAGTTGCAACAAGAATTCAAGATGTTGTTCCAAACTTTGAATTGCCTGCAGCTGGTGGAGTTGCATTTGAAAAAGCATCTGCGGTTCTACAACCAACTGTGGATACTGTGAAAGAAGATTCATCTATAGTATTAAGTAATCCAAAACTTGATGAAGATATTAAAGCAAAAGCTGATGAGTTAAAAGAGTTTGTAAGAGATGCACCTAAAGTTCTTCCAACAGAAAATAAAGGAGCGTATGCGGTTGCAACTAAATCTAAAGAAATTACTATCACGCACGTTCCAGAAGAAGGTGAAAAAGATAGCACTGATGTGTCAACAGAGATACGAGAAGATGGGGCAACCATTACTACCACTGTTACTACTGCTTCAGATGGCAGTAAAAAAATTACTACAACAGGTGGTGGAGAAACAGTCATAAGATATAATGTAGCTCCACATGGATTCTCTAGAAGACCAACTCACAAAAAAGAAAAGGTAACTAAATCTGCAACAAAAGATAGTCCAAGTACAATAAAAACAGAAACTAAAACATGGACGGATTCTGACGGTAATAGTGGAACGGTTGAAATTGATATCATTACATTATCTGATAAACCTGCTAAACTTATAGGAGTTAAGGGGCGCAAGTCAGGTTCAAAAGGATTTAAGAAAATTGCAGCTGCAGGAAGTGTGAGTAACTCAAGACTTGATAGATATTCGATAGATAAAAATGGTAGAATTTTAATAGGTTGGGCAGACTCAAATGGAGATGCGCCTTTAGCAGATGGCACTTTTGCAAATGGTATTTGGATTATACGGACAAAATACGATGCATCAGGAGCAAAAAAAGATAAAATAACAGGGAAAAGAGATGGGGCTATTTATAAAATAGATTACCAATACAACGACAACTATGACCCAACATTTGATGGAAATGAAGAAAGAGTTAAAGATAAAGGAAGTCCTAAACAAGAGGACAAAAATAAAATAGACCTTATTCTTTTAAATAAATTGATTGACGATGAAAATAACCCCTATCCAAGTGGAGTTGTAGAAGGAATATCTGTGAAGAATTCTGAGACTGCTGATTATCGTGGCACTTTAGTTAGACAAAAGACAGGTGTTTACAAACATATAAACGGTAATGAGTATACTGTTGTAACAAATGTTTCAAGTGGTGATACGGCTGACATGAATTTTCTTCTTAGTGCGATGTTGGATGATGCTCAAGGTCAGCCAGGCTTTGATGAACTTGTAGAATAATTAGATAAACAATCGGTGAAGTATTGTTATAAATAGATAGAGGAGTACAATATGCCTACACCAACTGCATTTAAAGACGCTCAAGGTCTTAACGATATTGAACGTAATGTTCGTCAATATAAAGACTTAGATTTATTCTTTACAAAAAAGAAACTGTCAGCAAAAAACAGTGATGGTGATGTAACAGTAAGTGGTGCAAAGTCAGATATTAATAAAGTAACAGACATTACAGCTGTAAAGCGTTCTATCCGTAATCTAGTATTAACTAATCATTATGAAAAACCCTTTCACCCAGAAATTGGCTGTGGTGTAAGAGAATTATTGTTTGAATTGATGACTCCTATAACTGCACATCTTTTAACTAGAAAAGTAGAAGATGTTATAACCGAATATGAACCAAGAGCACAATTGGTTGGTGTTAAAGCAACACCAGATTTAGATCGCAATGCATATGAATTGACTATAGAATTTTATGTTTTAAATGCTCCAACTGAGTTAGTAGACCTAACCGTATTATTAGAGAGATTGCGATAATGGCAGTAAACACAAAAAGATTAAGTGTAACAGAGTTTGACTTTGATGAGGTTAAAGATAACCTTAAAGTTTTTTTATCTGGACAAACAGAATTTACAGACTATGATTTCGAAGGTTCTGGAATGAACGCAATGTTAGATGTTCTTGCATACAATACCCACTATCTAGGTTTCAATGCAAACATGTTAGCAAACGAAATGTTTCTAGACAGTGCATCTCTTAGGTCAAGTGTAGTTTCTCATGCAAAAACTTTAGGATATATTCCCAACTCTGCTAGAGCTGCGGTCGCAACAGTTAATGTTGTATTAAATACATCTTCTCTAACTAGTGCAACTATGGCAGCTGGTACAGTATTTAAATCTACTGTTGATGGAACAGACTATCAGTTTGTTACATCAGATTCAATAACAGCATCAACCGTTGGTTCTTCAATTCCTTTTCTTTTGGTTAAAATATATGAAGGAACTTTTGTAACAACTAGATACACTGTAGATTCAACAGATGCAGATCAAAGATTTCTTGTTCCTAATAGACGAGCAGATACTTCCACATTAAAAGTTGTAGTGCAGAATTCAAGTTCTGATAATACAACTACTACTTTCACACAAGCAACAGACATAACACAAGTTACTGATTCAAGCAATGCTTATTTTTTACAGGAAGTAGAGAACGGAAAGTTTGAAGTGTATTTTGGTGATGGGGTTATTGGTACTGCATTGTCAGACGGAAATATTGTAATCCTTACTTATGTTGTTAGTAATACTACAGCAGCCAATAGTGCATCTATCTTTAAAAATTCAGCATCAATCGCAAATGTTACTGATGTATCAGTTGAAGTTGTAGATGTTGCAAACGGCGGTTCAGAACCAGAAACTATTACTTCTATAAAATATAATGCACCACTAGACTATGCATCTCAAGGAAGATGTGTGACCACAGAAGATTATAAAGTGTACGCTAAAAAACTTTATGCAAATGCTAAATCAGTACAGGTGTTTGGTGGAGAGAGTGGTTCATTTGATACAAGTTTAGGTGTTGTTTCGACAGCTGAATATGGCAAAGTATTTATTTCAATTGTTTCTACTACAGGGTTAAATTTAACCACATCAGAAAAAAAACAATTAGTAACTGACTTTGGTAAATATACTGTTGCATCTATTACTCCAGTAATCGTTGACCCAGAAACAATTTTTATAATTTTAAATGTTACATTCAAATACGATTCTAGCAAAACAACATCATCTGCAAGTCAAATAGAATCTGAAATAACTAATGATTTAACATCATACAACACAAACACTCTTGAACAGTTTGAAGGTTTGTTTAGACATTCAAAAATTACTAGACTTGTCGATGATGCAAATTCTTCAATATTAAATAATACAACTAATGTAACTTTGGGTAAATTTTTTACTCCAACAACCACAGCAGCTGCATCTTACAATCTTTATTTTAATAATGCACTTTATAATCCTCACACTGGACACAATGCATCAGGTGGAGGAATACTTTCATCAACAGGATTTTTTATTAGTGGTGATACAACAAATGAACATTTCTTTGATGATAATGGTGAAGGAGTCGTAAGACTTTATTATGTTCAAAGTGGTATAAAGGTGTATACAGATTCAACTGCTGGAACGATAAATTATGCAACAGGTGCGATTGCTATAGATTCAATTTTTATAACTACAGTTTCAGATGTTGATGGCGGAACTTCAACACAAATTCGTATTACTGTAATTCCAAACTCAAAAGATATTGTTCCAATTCGTAATCAGGTATTAAAAATAGATTTTACAAACAGTACAATAACAGGACAGGTTGATACCATTGCAGTAGGTGACGCAGCTGCAGCAACAACTTATGCATCAACCACTTCTTATAGCACTCCATCGGGATATTAAAGATGGTTCCTTTTGATGGCGACATAGACCCTACTGGAAATTTAACAACAAAAATAAGTACGTTAATTGATGGTCAACTGCCCGAGTTTATTCAATCAGACCACCCACTATTTTCTGTATTTCTGAAACACTATTATGAATATTTAGAAGCTGCTGAACTTAGAGTCACAGTAAATATTGATAATCTTCTTTTAGAAGTAGAAACCCCATCTAATGTTTTAGATGTTGATGGTAATAAAATTGTTCTGGAAGTAGGCGCAGGAACAGAGGGAAAATTTGTTGTAGGTGAAACTATAACTGGTGGAACTTCAAAAGCAACTGCAAAAATTCTGGTAGACGATTTAAGTAATTCTACCACACCAAGAATTTTCATTACTTCACAACAAAAATTTATAACAGGAGAAACCATCACTGGTGGAACTTCTTCTTCAAGCGCAGTAGTTACAAGGTATCGTGCAAACCCTGTACAGACTATACAACAACTGTTGGCTTACGCAGATATCGATAATACTATCTATGACTTTCTAGACCAATTCCGTGATGAGTTTATGAACGCAATTCCTTCTACTCTTGCAGATGGTGTTTCGAAAAGAAATCTTGTTAAAAATATTCGTGAACTCTATAGAGCAAAGGGTACATCAGAAGGACATAAAATATTCTTCAATATGATACTTGGTGAAACTCCAGAAATA